GAATGGATTATAGTACACACAATAAAGTTACAGATCAATATTTTTACCAATTCAAATGTAAGGATTGTGGTAAAATTCAAACTGTTAAATGGAGATATTAATGGAAAGTAAAATAGACAGAGATAGTTTACAATCTAAAGCTGTTGAACTGATTACAACAGTAGATAATCTAATTTTAGAATGGGGTACTGGAGTAGGAAAATCATTAACTGCTTTAAAATGTGCATCTAAAATTGGTGGGAAAGTTAAGATTGTATGTGCTGAAACCTCACACATTGAGAACTGGAAACTAGAAATGCAGAAGCACAACATTGATTTAGAAGATGTTGAACTGTTCTGTTATGCTTCATTGAAGAAACATGCTGACAGTAGCTGTGATGTATTGATTCTTGATGAGTGCCATAGAAGTGTTAGTGATTCTAGAGCTGCTCACATTAGAAGTATTAATACTAGAAAGACCATCTTCCTTAGTGGTACTATTGAAGATGATGTCAAGAAGGTAATTAAGAGCTTGTATTGTGATAGCTGTACTGCACATTGGTGGACTATTAGTACATCAGATGCAATCAATCTTGGTATTCTTCCTTGCCCTAAAATCTATCTTGTAGATTGTAGTTTAGATAATACTACAAGGACACTTGTGTATGCTAAGAGTAAGGGTGGTAAGAAAGCTGAAGGATTGGAGCCAATAGTTGTAGACTACAGTGATATGTGGACTACACTAAAAAGCTTGTCTGGTAAGAACTACATTTTACATATCAAGTGCACTCAGAAGGAGTACTATGAACTACTCAGCAATGAGATTGAATACTTGAAGAAAACTTACTTTGCAATTAGACAACCATTCGCTAAGAATAGATGGCTACACAAAGCAGGTGAAAGAAAGATGTTCATTGGTATGTGTAAAACTGATAGGATCAAACAGATCATGGCAGAGTATACTGACAAAAGAACCATTTGCTTTGCTACTAATATTGAGCAATGTGAGGAACTGGGTACATCAGAGACAATTATACACTCTCAAAGTAGCAACGAAGGTGATGATATGATTAATGATTTCAACTCTGAAAAAATTAACAAATTATTTGCTGTAAAAATGTTCCGAGAGGGTGTAAATTTGCAACGTATTGATGCTGGATTCTTTGTTCAAGTGGACAATGGATCTGTAAGTAGTAGTCAAGTGTTAGGTAGGGTATTGAGGAGTGAGGCACCTGAGTTGTATATATTCAGGATGAGGGGAACAGTTGACGAGGGTTATGTAGAAACAGCACTAGAAAGAATTGACCCAAAATTTATTTATGACTATAGATTCCGTACACAATTGGTTACTGGATAATGGATACATATCTGTTGTCAACAACAAGATTGTTGTTAGTAACAAATGGGTGAGAGATATTGGAGCAAGTGGTGTGGTTGAGTTGAAGGAAAAGATGAAAGTGAAGAGTGATAAGGAGATGTTTGAGAAGTTCATCCATGTACTAAAACAAAATGGCTGCCCCACTTTCGCCAACTCTGGCACCTCAAGATACACTGTTTTGTCCTACACCCCATCTGCTAAAGCAGAATTCATCAAACTCATGTCAGAGGGAGTTGATGTTGAAAGATTAGCAGCATGCACAATTAAATATTACAAGAAGCTCACTCACCCTAAAACAATTCTAAACTATTTCCGTGATGGAGATTGGAAGATTTGGTATGAAGATGAGGAAGCTAGTGGCCTACTACCTAATAGACAAGATATTAATCTGTGAGTATGAATGTTCAAGAACTCATAAAGAATTATGAGCATTTGTATGAGCAAGAGAAAAGTGGAATAGTAAATGGTATACCTCTGAAACCATTTCTACCTGCATTCTCAAAGTATCTACCTGCTATCCAAAAGGGAAATCAATTCTTAGTTACTGCCAACTCTGGTGTTGGTAAAACTCAGATTAGTAAATTCCTTTTTGCAATTATCCCGTATCTATATTCTAAGATGAATCCTAATTACAAATACAAAGTAATGTGGTTTGCATTAGAAGAATCTAAACAAGAATTCTTTGATTCAATCATGCTGTTCTTTACTAATGAAAAGTATCAGAAAAGATTGAATATGCACATCTTGCAGAATGTAGACGAATCTCTAAAACTCAACCCTGACATTATCTCTATGTTAGAGAGCAATGAACACGAGATGACAGAGTTCTTCTCTAATCTTGAAATCATTGACACTGTATCAAATCCTTTTGGTATCTATAAGCATTGCAGAGCCTACTCTGAAAAGGTAGGTAAGCATCACTACATACCTAAGCAATTTGAGAAGACTAACAAAGATGGAACTAAGGTGTTGAATCTTGATGGCACTCCTGTTATTGAGAGTGTTGATGTATATGAGCGATATGAAAACACGTCTAATGAACATGTAATAGTAGTAGTTGATCACATCTCTTTGCTCTCTCAAGAGAAGCAATTCAAGAGTTGGTATGAAACTATCGAACACTATTCTACAGAGTACTGCAGAAAGCAGATGTCTAAGCATTGGGGTTTTACAGTTGTTAATATACAACAGCAAGCATCAGATAAAGAAAAGCAACAGTACACTGTCAAGGGTGATAGTATTGAAGATAAGCTTGAACCATCATTAGATGGGTTAGGTGATATCAAAATCACCCAACGAGATTGTCACGTTGTTCTTGGTCTGTTTGCTCCTGATAGATATGGGATTAAATCCCACAAAGATTACAATACAGAATACCTTGGTGATAACTACAGGAGTATATCTATCCTCAAAAATAGATATGGTTCTGCTAATATCAAGAAAGGTTTACTGTTTGATGGTGCTACTCTGAGGTTTAAAGAATTACCTCCAGCAAAAGAATTTACAGGGTTTGATGCTAAATATGATTATCAAAAAACCCTCGAAGAGTTCTTGAATAGTTGAACAAAATTTCGTAACTTTAATAGTAAAACAAATACTAATGGCAATCACATTACCAAAAAAACCAATTAAACCTGAGAGTCAGAACCCTAAGAAGTTGTTCTTGTACTCTCAACCAAAGTGTGGTAAAACTACAGCTTTGGCACAACTAGAAGGATGCTTAATCATTGACCTTGAAAGTGGCTCTGATTATGTTGAAGCTTTGAAAGTAAAGGCTACCAATCTTCAAGAGTTAAGTGAAGTGTTCCAAGCAATCAAGGACGAAGGTTGTCCTTACAAATACATTGCTTTAGACACTGTAACAAAGCTTGAGGAGATGGTGCTTCCATTAGCAAAGCAGTTGTATATGTTAACACCTATGGGGAAAAGTTTCACAGGAGATAATGTACTTACACTACCAAATGGTGCAGGTTATTTATACCTACGTGAGGCATTCTTCAAAGTGTTGAATCAACTCTACACCCTTGCTCCACACATTATTCTTGTAGGTCACTTGAAAGACAAGAGTATTGAGAAGAATGGACAAGAGTTGACAGCTAAAGATATTGACCTAACAGGTAAGATTAGAAGCTTGTCAGCTGCTGATGTGGATGCTATTGCATACATGTATCGTAAAGATAAAGATGTGAGAGTATCATTTCAATCATCAGATGAAGTAATTTGTGGTGCACGTCCTGAGCACTTGAAAGGTCAGGATATAGTTCTATCCACCCTAACAGATGGAACAGTAAAAACATTTTGGAATCGTATTTTTATTAACTAATTAAACCCCTAAACAATTTATTATGAGTTTCTTAAACTTAACCCAAGAAGATGTAAAAGTATTAGACAGCGTAGAAAAGTATGTTGGCGTAATACCATTTAAAGTTAAAGCTATTAATCCTAACAAAGCTACATTGATTCAGTTAGGATATCCAGAGTCCATTATGGAACCTGTATATAAAGGTGTTGAAATCCTAGGTAAGACTTTCAACAAAGTAAGATTTATTTTAGAGAGCATGCCTTGCAAAACACATGATGGTAAAGATGTTAAACCATTCACTGTTCAATATGACATCAATTTATCTCTACGTGAAGATGTAGCACAATCTGGTAACAAGAAGATCATCAATGATCATGGCCAGGATACATATGCTGCTAGTGTAGAGGATGCTGTTAATCGTGTTACCAAGAAAGATGGTAAGAGATGGTTTTCATCTAATGGTGCTCGTGTAGCAATGGAAGGTGAAGTGGAATTGTACAAATTCCTTCTAACTTATTCTCGTGCTAAAGTTAGCCAACAAGATAATCCAACAGGTATTAGCTTTGAATATTTCAAAGACATTGCTAATGGTGATATCTCTATGCTTGGTAAAATGTTTGGTACATCTGTATTCTCTGATTCAGGTATTAGAATCCTTGTAGGTATGAGAGCTGTTGAGAAGGACAACTCTGTTAGATATTATCCACAATTGTTCACTAAGTTGATGGGTAGAATTGATACATCTACTAACACTGCTATCATGAAGGAAGCTAATGCTCTTGGCTATGAGTTCTACAAGAAAGCAGACTTTGGTATGGATGACAAAATTAAGATATTTGCTCCAACACCAGTGGAAGTACAAAAGACAGAAGAGAAACCACAAACAGGTTTATTATTCGGATAATCATTTCTTATTTTTTGCAAACTGGGGTGGCGTGGAGTCACCCCTTTTTGTTTTTAAACAATTAAAACTATGACAGTATATTTAGTAACTCCAACTAATGGAGATCCAAGAGTGTTTCTACAGTTAGAAAATGCTCAGAAGTTTTTGAACTACATTAAAACAGATAGGCAAACTCAAATGGGTTGGATTGATTCAGAAGGTAGACATCGAGAGATACTACAAAATGAAGATTATACTACCTTTGCATCCCTAACCTCAGTAAAAGTTTATGATGCACCTAACTCAAACGACACTACAACAGCTGGTTGATGATTATCAAGTATGGACAGATTTTGTAGAAGATTTTAATTTAGGTGGTAGGATATGTTCACCATTTAGAGATGATAGAAAGCCTTCCTTTGGTTGGTTTGAACATACTAGTGGTACAATCCTTTACAAAGATTTTGGTAATGGTGAGACAGGTAATGTATATCAATATCTACAAAAGTTATGGGGGGTAGGTTTAGATCAAGTATTGGAAACAATAAGTGATTTTTATTCTCTACCTTTATCTAAAAGACCTAAATCATTTTTCGATGATACTATTACTAATGATAGCAATAACAGTTTCATTCCTAGTAATACTAGACGAGTGGAACAACAGGAACGGACTAAGGTAAAGTATAGAGTAGTGCCACTTGATAGAGTGGATAGCACATACTTTGAACAGTTTGGTATTAGTGAACTGCTATTGAAGCAGCACAATGTCCATCAATGTGATAAAGTGTGGGCTATATATGGTAATGTAGAACGTCTGTTCTATACATATCACCCTAACAATCCTTGTTTTGTATACGTAGAAGATGGTGGATGCAAGATCTATCAACCAATTACACCAAATAAAGGTGAGAAATGGAGGAACAACTTTCCAGCAGGAACAATAGAGTGTTATTCCTTACTTCCACCATCTGGTGATATTCTTGTAATTACATCCTCTCGTAAAGATGTGATGTGTTTGAACTCCCTTGATTTAAATATTAGTTGCATTGCTCCAGTGAGTGAGAATAGCTACTCAGCTATAATAGAAAAGCAAACAGAACTAAATCAAAGATTTAAACATATTGTAGTCTACACAAACAATGATGATCCTGGTGTTAATGCTAGTATCAAACTTACACAAAAGACTGGATGGCACTATATGAATAATCCTAAAGATGATCCAAAAGATCCATCAGATTATTACAAAGAATATGGTGCAGAGAAACTAAAAGATTTAATCATTCAAAAATTAAAAAAATGTTGCAACATGCAGATCAACCAAATGAAGGAGGAGGATTCACCTCCTTGGTACGATTAAGTAGAGGTAGAAGCTGGTATCTAGGTTATCAATTACCTAAGATACTAAACCATTTTCTGTTACGTGCTTACAGATATGAGTCTAGTGAACCTTTATTTACAGAAGAAGAATTGAGTCAACTAAAGCAAGATCATGATATTCTTTATAATGTTTATCATAACAGAAAGAAGAATAGTGAAGAGCACTTTGGTATTATGTCAGCAGAAAAAAGAAAAGAATTAAAGAAACTAAAAAAAGATGAAATTAGTAGAAGACAAAACAAGGTATGATGTTGAAAGCTTTGGAAGCAAATCAATATCAATGGAGATTGATGCCTCTAATACAGGTATCCTATTTAGCATATTGTCAGAGAATCTCTACTCTGATATTTATGGATCAATCATTAGAGAGTTAGTATCAAATGCCTGGGATGCTAACAAAGAAGCAGGCAATGGTAACAAACCAGTTTATGTACACTTCAATGGATCTACAGAAACAGATAGTGCTCACATTAGTATTGTAGATTGTGGTCCTGGTATTAGTGAGGATAGGGTGGAGAAGATCTATGGTAAGTATCTAGCTAGTACTAAGAGAGATACCAACGAACAGATTGGTGGATGGGGGTTAGGTAGTAAAACACCACTTGCATACAATGATTACTTTCAGATAAGTACTGTATGCGATGGTAAGAAATACATCTACATCATGAGGAAAGGTGTTAGCAATACAATCTTGGAGTTACTTCATACTAGTAACACAGATGAAGCTAATGGTACTCAGATCAAAATCTACATGAAGGAAGAGGATGACTTAGTTGATTTCTTTAATAGTGCTAAAGATCAACTAGCTTTCTTTGATAATGTATTGTTGTTAGCTAATGAAGAAGCTCTG